TAGAATCTCTCAGATTTGCATATATATCTTGAAATTGCTTTCTTGTTTTAGCATCAGAATACATATGACCATATTTGTCGTCTTTTGTTGGCTCGGCTTTTTCGAGATATCTAAATGCTTCTTTGTTTAATTCTAGATTACCGTCTTTGTTTTTCTTTAATCCGCCAGCCAATGTTATACCATTTTCACCAAAATGCTTATTCAAGAATGACTTATTCTTGTTAAGAATGTCTAGGTGAGCTTGTTTGGCTGCAGCTTCTGCTTTCGAGGCATCAGAACTAAATGTTCCTTTTTTACCTGTTATCTTTTGATGATACTGGTCAATAAGATCTCTAACAGTTCCCATACCAGGATTGTTTAGTTTAGACTCTTTACCAGATTTTAAACTAACGCCGAAATATTTTCCTTTGTGACCATGTTCAACAACGATGTCTGAATTATTCTTTTCGTCAGAAATGGTTTCATAACCAGGCAATCTGTTGATGTCGTTTTTATTGGCGGTAAAGTGTGCGCCTTTAATATCTTTGATGCCATTATTATGAAGATGATCTATCAAAGCTGATGCGCCGTGAAGCGCATGTAGATAGCTTTCATGATAATTTTCTGGTGAGAGTTTAGCCCCGAATTCGTCATGCAATTGTTTAGCAGACTTGTTATCAATATTCTTAAACTGAGGCATATGGTTGATGTTATACATATGCCCACCTCTAACCTTTTTGGGGTTACTGATGGCGGCCATTGCAAGCTCATGAGCTTTTTTATGTCCGAAATTTTTATTCTTCTGATATTCTTGAGCGTAATGATGAACTAGACCGCCAAGAAGAACCTCGTGTAATTTGCCTGCCTCGTTTGTAGAAAGGCCACCGAGATCTTTTCTTTCTGTCAAATATTGCGAGAATGTAAACATTATTATCCCCAGAGTTAAGTTTTAAGATATTTATCTTACGGAATGGGGAGCCTTATGTCAAGCATTTATTTAAAAGACAAAAGGGCGAGCCTTTCGACTCGCCCCGATAAATTCTAACAAAAATACGGTCGGGTGGAACCCCACCATTTACTCCCGACTATTCCGTGGCCCTTCTATTGTGGCTCGTGCCGCTGACGCTCAAGGCGTCCTACATATTTTTGCTGCTTTTATTTAGGTTTTTGGTATTCTCACTAAGCACAAAAGAGGGTGTAAAACCATCAAATCCACCGCCTAAATTCAAAAATTTCATCTTTTTCTTGGCTTCTTCTGGGGTATTATATGCCTCGATGATATATCCTGTGGTCTTTTCCTCGACGCAATAAGAACCACCAATCTCAACAACCTTGTAATTCATCGCCATGTTCAAACTCCTTCATCACCTTACGAATTTCTGTCACCAGATTATTGGCGCAGACTGCACAATCGGATTCCCAACCAAGCATATTGAGAACCTGTCTTTCGTTCGCTGCTGTCGCATATGTCAGCACCGCTCGAATATCTTCAGTCGTTACGACGTTACAAGAACATATTACCATCTATACTCCACTGCTGCTTTCAAGAGAACATAAAATATATTTGCTATGATTGCTGCTTTCACTGCAGCTACTGCGATAGGGTTATTCATAAAAAAACAACGGAACGAAATGAGCCAAAATGACTCTGAATAAACCTGCAAACAATACTGCAGGTACCAATATTCTTACCCAATTAGGAATCATTTTATTAACTCATTCGGCATAATGTCCACTATCAAATGGACTCTTGGTGTGTCGCCGTTGTTCCAAACTGAGTGTAACAGACTAACATCAATTTCGTAACACTCTCCTTCTTTCATATTCACGCTTTCTTCTCCAACTTTAAATAATACATCTGGATTAGTAACGATAGGAATATGAAAACGATGAACCATTCTAAGATATTCGAAATTATCAGAATGTTCTGGAATGAAACAACCTGCGTTTAATCTAACGTAGCTTGATTTACCAACCTTTCCATCAAAAGTTCTTTCTAAATCTTTTATAATTTCGTTAGTATATTCTTTTAAATAATGAGGAAGTATATTTGACTCTTTTGGTTCAAACGGATCATTAGATTTATAAAAAATTGAAACATCAGTATTAATGATACTTTGAGTTTGGCGATGAACAATATACGCTTTCTGTCTTTCTGTATCCGAAAACCACAATTCCTCTGGTAGTTGTAGAACCATAGCCTTTAAAAAAGTAATGTCATAGTTTTTATGATACAGAATAGAATTGGAAGCAGTTTTCGCCAAGGATTGCAAATACTTTAAATGATTATCTTGATAATATAATCTCTTTTCTTTATCGCTAAAAGTATCAGGCATCGGATAACCTTCCACTTTTAGCCATAATTCTTCTGCCATAACACAAATTATTTGTTTGGTTCTGTCAGGTATAGTTTCCAAACCTTGTGTGTAATTTTGCGTATCTATCATTCATTCGCCTTGCGACTGAGAAACTGCACGATGATAATATCTCTCGAAGATTTCTAGTCTATCTTTTATGGAATAACTATCTGGGATAGGATATCCTTTTACTTTCAACCAGACATCTTCTGCCATAGCTAACTGAAACTCGAGTTCTTTCTTTTCGCTTTCAGCTAATGCTTGTAAAGTTTCTTTGTGCAACTCATTTAAAACCATCAAACTTGCTTCTATCGAATTTCGTCTTTGGTCTGTGTCGCTCATTCTCTTCCTCCATGAACTTGCCCTTGTCCATTACTGGACGATCGTCAACAAGTCCTTCTTGAGCAGATTGATCCACGTCATATAGTCGCATTTTGCTACGGTCAATCCCAACAATAAACCTACGATTAGTGCTAGGATCGGAATAACGATTCTTGAGTTGCTTAACCATGATCTGGTTGAGACTTTCAAGTTCCTCTGATCCAATGAGGGCAAACATAAAATCAGCTGTGGCTGGGAGTCCAAAGGATTCCGATGTATCCTCCAATCCCACGTCGCTGTTCGAATATCCGCTTCGAGTTGTTTGAGTTGCACTGACGATAGGGACGCTGAACTCAACGGCCAACCCACGGAGTTCTTCTGCGATGGATTTGATAAGGGTATAAGAATTGACGTTGGATCCATACTTTAGCCTCGATGACATACAAATATTCAGATAATCAATATAGATAATATCTGGAACAAAGTTTTTCTTAATTCTCAATTCATTCAACAGGTGACGGAAATTGGCAGATCCAGCGCCAGCTGTTGGATATTCCTTAACAATTAACTTACTAGTATATTTTTCTTTTAGTCTATTAATCTTAGCATCATAAGATTGCTTTGGTAATAGTTCTAGTTCTTCGATAGAAACATCAAGAAGGTTCGCATCGATACGTTCAGCGATGCGTTCCTCTGACATCTCTAGCGTGATATACAGTACGTTATGGCCCCTCGTGAGATTACCTGCTGCGCAGTGGCACATGAACATGGATTTACCAACTCCTGTCCCAGCCAAGGCAATGTTGAGGGTTTTTTCGGGCAAGCCACCATTTGTAATTGCGTTAAAGAAGTCAAGGTCGAAGGGAATTCTTTTCTCTTTACGGTGGTAGAACTCAAATCGTTCATCACTGTCATCCAGAAAATCATGACCAATGCTGGTATCAAAAGACACAGCAAGAGCATCGGTAAGAATAGTTGGGATTGAACCTTTGGAGATTTGTCCATCTTTTTCATCCATTATTTTGATCGACTTCATGATAGCAAGATAAAGCGCTTTATCCTGACAGAACTTCTCTGTATTATCCAAGAGCCAATCTAGTTTCGTGTTAGAATCAGATTCGAGTCCCGCAATAATATCCTTGCTGTTCTTGAATGTCTGATCGTTTAGTCCTTCTTTATTAGACAGGTCTATTGCTAACGCTTCTGTAGAAGGGAAAGAGTTATATTTCTTTACATATTCGTCGATGAGATCAAAAACAACACGCTCAGAATAATCCTGGAAATAATCGCTCTTCAGAAAGGGAATGACCTTTCTGTTATATTTATCATTATGAATTAAATTGGAAAGGATTATTCTCTCAATGCTCATACGTTCTCCTCGTAAAAATTAAACCAACCAGTGTAAATATACTTTTCTTCAGTCAAAGAAGCAACACCTCTATGAACGTAAGTCCAATCAACTGGCCATATTAATGTCAACCCAGTTTCTGGTTTTATTTTTATTTTTTGGTGCATGAATTCTGTTTCGCCACCATCGTTTACGTCATTCAAATAAGTCAAAAATACTAAATGACGATAAACGATAGGCGGTTTCATTGAATATCTTTCAGTGTGCCAAACGTGATACCCACCGCCTGGAGGATAATACTGAAGATTTGCATTCTCAGTATTTCTCCATGCAGGTCCAACGTTACAACCTGGATATTTTTTGACATACAAATCAACGCAATTTTGTAATTCAGAATAATATCTTTTACAGAGATTATTATCTTCTAATACGCAATCGATACTATCTTTAATAGTTTTATCAATTTGTTTATTTTTACCATAAGCTCCAGGACGTTTATGTTCACAATTACGATGATATTCAATCATATCACCACAAACATTCTTATCAATATACCACCCACAAATAAAATTGTCAAGTTGATTGATAAAATGTTCTTTCATTTCAGTCCCACAGATTTTGATAATACTTACCGAACAGTCTAATGCCATTGGCAATTCGTTCTTGATGAGCCTGACGACCTTCGAAATTAATTATGCATTCTTTTTTCCAACGAAGAGGAATAGCATCTTTACCTTCGTCTTCAGGATAGTCTTCCCAATCAATCTCACCCTTTTGGATGACATACTGTTGTTCCCAGTCAGTGTCATACTGCTCGAACGCCCAGATCATTTCATTAAGAACCCAATCCCACTTATGCATAAACCACTGAGTTGTAGGATAAATGTATTCGTCGTTCTCATTATAGACAGGAGCAGCATCATCATAACGCATATGCACTGGAACGTCGTCGTTGTCAACCATCGGAGCACCATGCTTGGTCTCTCTTAGCTGCTTTAACATTGGAACGATAATCAAAGCAAGAGTGCTATCCATATTCCAAGTATCATACTTGTCAATACGAATCTTTATCTTACGTTCTTTCTTGCTATCAATCCAGCTACAAACATCAGCAACCCAAGTATTGGCAAGCCATTCGCCAATCTTGTCTCTGGTTTCCTCGCTGACAAAAGGAATCTTGTCAGCGATCTGGTATGGTCCTAGCCATGTAGTGTATGGCCCGATATATACACGCATTAAATTCTTTCCTTACAATTATCAAAATGCCATTGAATCATTTGTGGTTTGCCTCCAACCTTTTTACAGTGTGGGCATTGTATTTTTTCTTTTGGACGACCTTTCATCGTTTCACTTCTCTTAGCATTAGCCTCTGGGGTGGTTGTATTAGTTTCCCAATTTAATTTTTTACCTTTTCTGGCCAAAGACATTTTCTTTCTAGTCTCTTCTGTAGTAATCTGCTTAGAACGAGCCTTTTTTATCTTTTCAATAGATTCTGGAGAATGGTTCCTGCCAAGCCAAGTCAATCTTGTTATTTCACGTCTCAGATCATCTCCACTTATTTGTCCAGAAAGAGATTTCCAAGCTATGAGATCTTGCCAGTTACCATTCTCTTCCCATAATTTTTTATGGGCTTCGGCGTGTTCTTCGACCGAAAGTTCTATAAGGTTTGAAGGATCGTTAGTACCTCCCATATATCTTGGTATAATATGATGAATGTGTTTACCCATTTAATACTCCTTTTGGAGTATTTATAAACTTTCATCTTTTAACCGATATAAACTTTCATTCTTCGTCCTCGTCATCATAAACTAAACTGCCTTCAGTGTCAAGCGAATACTTGCGCTTGATGTATGCAGCAAAGTCTGTTTCCTGGAATAGTGTCATCCAAAATTCTTTACTGTCCACGATATCATTCGCTCGGAAGTTCTTTCCATCCACTTCCCCAGTCGTACGATCCACCTTGGCATACCAACCCACCTTTGGTTTAGCCACGTAACCGCCTTCGAGGGCAATATCGAGCAAACCGCTCCAACGATTAATGCCACCCTCATAATTAACGGTAATCGGTATCTTAGATTTTTCACGAACGTAACGGGATTTCTCAACATTAATGACAAAATGGTAGCCCTGAATCTCTGTGCCATCTTTATCCTGCTGCCTTCCTAGAATCCAAATGTTATCCGCAGAGTATACTCCACCAGTACCACCACCAACAATATCTTTAGGGAACATACCAATTTCTTTGTAAGTATGATTGACTGCCACAAGGGGAATGTCCTTCAGAGTAAGATGAGGAGTGATCATTCGGAAGAGAGACTTTAGCTGCTTGGCACGTGACATGTCAGCAACTGACTTTTCGTTCATGGCATCTTCAACTTCCTTCTTGGAAGCAAGATTGCCAATCGAATCAATAACAATGAATACTCGGTCGTTACGATCAAGTTCCTTCAACTGCTTCATGATGTCGAATTTGAGTTCCTCGACGTCAGTAATCGGCGTGTGAACGACAGAGTCCAACGGAATCTTAAACTTATTAAAATAAGACTGTGGCGTACCAAATTCAGAATCATAGAATAGAATAACTCCATCTGGATATTTCTTAAGATAAGCAGAAGCCAACAACAGAGCAAAGCCAGTCTTGAAGTGCTTCGAAGGACCAGCCAACATCGTCATGCCAGGAGTAATACCAGCATCAATCATTCCGCCAAGTGCAACGTTAATCATCGGCACTGGAGTTGGAATCATATCCTTCTTGGTGTAAATCTTACTATCTGTTAATGTTGATGTTAAATCAATTGTAGAATTTTTAATAAGTTTCTCTTTTAATGACATGTATTTCTCCGTATAATCGTAGTATTAGTATACAATGTATGTTCGTATAAGTCAACTTTTAATATAAGTGTCCATCTTTTTAATAAATGTATCTATCTGTTTTACTCGATCTGCTCCGGGCCATTTGATAATATCTTTGTCCGGATTCTTTTTTAGTTGGGTAAGAAGAGGCATAATCATCTTACGTAGACCTTCTAGTTTTACTTGTGTAGATCCTAGCTGATCTTGTAATTCTAATTCTCCTGCTTTCAATTCGTCTTCAGAAGTAAATCCAAAATCGAAATTGAAATCGTCCTCTGGTGTCTCAGTCATTGAAAAAATCCTCTAATGTTGAATGTTGTTCTGTGGACCAGTTAATTACTTCTGTGATGGAAGCAACTGGCTCTAAGAACGATTTATTGAATTGTGTTTCTCTGTCGATATACTTATCAATAAAATCTAGTTCCTTCGGTAGTTCGTCTGGAACTGCAATCACAGATTCCTGGATTGGATTTGGAACTTTCAGATAAGCGAATCGAATCTTATCTCCATTCTGAATGGCAGGAATATTCTTAATGTCGTGCTTCTTCAAGAGATTATTAAAGATTAGAGCGCCTTTGACTCCAATTGGCGTTCCCTTATCGTATGTAAGAGTTCTATTCTTAGAATATTTTTCTAATCCTTTAACGCTACGTGGAAAGGCAACATCCTGGAATGGCATTGTCAGAAACTCTTCACGGAACTGTTTAATAAACTCGTGAAGTTCTTCCTGAGTTCCGTTCATGATTATCGAGAGACATTTTTTAATGTTTTCTCGACACGCCTTTGGAGTGCTCGAACGTACCGCCTCAATACCTTGGAGCTTGAGCTTGGGTTCATTATACTGAACACCCTCAACATTCCAAGCGTTGAGGATATACATCTTCTTGCCACGCCAAATACCTTTGTTCGCAATTGTTTCCCTCTTCATCTGCATTTTCTGCTGATATGCATTCATCATATCTGCTAGTTCTTGATAACACTTATCTAGATATGGCTGGATCTTTTGATTGCAGAACTTATCAATAGCAACAACAATATCCAATTCGTTATCAGTATCTAGGTGTGCTACCAAAGCATCCATTTCTACATAGATAGAATCTGTATCAGATGCAATAACAAAATCAATTGGCCTTCCTTCGCTGATACCAAGAACCTTATTCATAAACAGGTTCATCTTCTTTTCGATCCAACGAATTGATAACTGTCCTGACATGGTAATTGCTTCAGCGTGATCATAACTGAACCAACGGAAGAACTGATTAGCCAATGCGCCGTAAGCAGAGTTTAGCTGAATCTTTTTAGCCATCTGCATATTATGGTATCGAGCTACTAACTTCTCGTCTTCAGCGTTTGGATTATTCTCATATCGCTGCTTGGCTTCAAGCATTAACTTCTTATACTTGGTACGGTCGTTATACATCTTCTCCATAAGAGCAGGAAGGAATCCCTGATTATCCTTACGATAGGTGCAACCATTAGCTGCATGAGAAAGATCGTCATGAACGTATTTAAAGTTTCCTTCAAGCAATCCTTCAATAGATGGTATACCAACTTTACCAGCGAACGTTTCTGGGCTGATATTATACTGCATAATAAGATGAGGATACAGACTGTTCAAGTCAAACGAAACAACCCACTTACTCAATCCTAGTTTTGGTTCCTTAACGAAACCACCAATCAATGAGCCGTCAGCGCTCGTTCTTCTCATTGGAGGAATAACAATTCCCTGCTCAAGAAGATAATTATGGATAATAATATCCCATGGTCGAACAGTTGTCATAACGTCAGGGTAATTAACCTTGGCGTCATATGAAATAGCCATAGTCTGTTCTAGGAACTTTAACTTCTCATCGAGTCGATCAACCAGAACACAGTCGTGAATGTTGTACTCAATAAATTTCTGATGGTCTCTTTTATATAACTCCAGAAGGTTGCCATACTCGGAGTAATCAATCTTCTTTTCACCCAATTCAACTTGCGCAATAAAATCCAACTTATAAGATTCTTGATTACCAAACATAAACTTACGATATAACTGGTAATAATCAAGAACGGAGATACCAGCCGGATTAAAACTCTGATTTTCTTTGCCTCGGAATTCGATAATCTTTTCGTCGAGAATTCTCCATGGAGAAAGGCGACGAGCTTCAGTATCGTTAAATAAACGGCGAATGCGATTAACAATATACGGAATATCAAAGAACTCAATGTTCCACCCTGTTACAATATCAATGTCTAATCCTTCCCAACAGTTGAGAAACTGCTGGACAAGTTCGTATTCGTCTTTACACTGGGTGTAAAATGTATTTGGGTCGTCACTGTTAAATTCTCCGCAGCCAAATACATAATTACGATTACGGCTGCGCAAAGTAATTGCGGTAAGAGGCTTATCAGCCTTTTGAATATCTGGGAAACCTTCATCAGCAGCACACTCGATATCTATTGTTGCAATGTTAACGAGTTTTGGATCATAATCGATATCGCCCTTAAACGTATCAAAAATGTATAGATATAAAAATGCAGTAAGCCCGTAGATCTCCATATTTGATACTTGTTCGTAGCGAGATATAAAATCTCTAGCTTCTGAAACAGAATCAAAATCGAGTTTCTCTACGGGCTTACCGTCTAGTGTCTTATATTTGCCGTTTGCTTTACCAATAAACAAATAAGGGTTATACGAAACAATATCTTTGTATCTTAGACCTTTGTCAAATCCTCTAACATAGACCTTATTGCCTCTCATAAAAACGTTTGTATAAAATGCCATTTTCTCTCCAATAAACGCTATCCGGTCCACGATCGAACCCACAGATGCTAATTACCATTATACTATATTTCACTATTTTGTCAAACATTTTCCAATTTCAGGAAACCAAAGAACTTCTAGTTGAGACCTATAGAAACATTCAATAGCTTCTTCCTGTGTTTCTATCAGAGGATCTCCTGCCAGATTAAAACTGGTATTCAATAATGCAGGACATCCAGTCTCATCATAGAAGTTTAATAACAATTCTTTCATATGTGGAATTTCGTCGTCAACAGTTTGTATTCTACAACTATTATCGACATGAACAATACCCGGAATAACATTTGTTCTTTTGCAGCTGAAAGAAATTGTCATAAATTCTGATTTGTCCAAACCATGAGTTTCGAAATATTCTTGGAAATATTCTTTTAAAATAAATCCAGCGAATGGTCTATACCACTCTCTTTGTTTGATGATATTAACTATTTCTTTTGCGTTTGGATTACGAGCATCGAATAGAATAGATCTATTACCAAGAGCTCTTGGCCCAGCTTCTGCCATGCCATTATACACCGCAACGGTTTTCTGGTTTATTAAATGACGAACTATATCCTGCGTAGTGCAGTCGTTTCCGATATTTTTGGGTTTTACATTCTTTCCGTGGAAAAATGTATGTTTTAATTTTGTTCTAGTATTATCTTGGGTTAAAGATCTGTGTAATAACATAGCAGCGCCGATACTATTACCAGTATCATCAGCCAGAGGCTCGAAATAAAATTCAACCTCTGGTAAATTTCTGATAAGATATTCGTTACACACAACGTTCAAAGCGTAACCGCCAGTAATACATACCTGTTTTATACCAGTTTTTCTCACCCATTGAGAAACCATATCCAATACTTGTTCTTGCGTTTGTTTCTGGACTTGATATGCATAGTCCGCATAAAATTGGTAGTTGTCTTTGCGCAGATCAAAGTTTATATTGTTTTCATATTCTTTAAATAAAGTAGACTCAACGTAATCTACTACAAAATTATCATGCAAAAACAAATTATCAACTGGACGATTGTTTTGGAAAAAATTAATAAATTGTTTATCTTTTCCATAAGATGCCAATCCCATTGTTTTACCATTTTCTAATGGGCATTGACCTATTAGGGTCGTAGCTGATTCGTAAACTTTAACAATACTCATATTACTATCAGCGTTGAACGAAAATTTAGTTTGATTGTTAAATTTATTTAATAGTGTAGGGAATTTATCATAAAACCCTTTTTCTGTATTATGTATCCAATAATTTTTATGTAACGTTCGGAAATTACAAGGATACGACGCTTCAAATACAGTTTCAGCTTCTCTTACTAATCCTTCAATAGCAGCGCCATTTCTATCAATAACAAAAACCAAACAATTCTCGAATCCACTATTATAAAATGCTTGGCTTGCATGACATAAATGATGCGAAGAAGTGTAATCTTTAATTTCTGTTCCGAAAATTCTTTTATAAGATTTATAGAATGTATATTCACTATCGTGATGGTCGCAGAGGGCGAAATAATCTATATCCTTGTGATGTTTTAGTATTTCATCAACAGAAGAAACTGCAGTTAAGGCACGTTTTTGCCTAACAAGTCTTTCTTCTTTGAAGAATAATTTTATTTCGCCATCTTGCAACAATACAGCGCTACTATCATGATAGCCAGTAACACCTACAATTTTCATAATATACCTTTATTCTTAACCTACACGAGCAGCCTGGAAATGCATACCGTCTGGTCTTGACCATGGACCACCCCAAACCCAACCTTCTTCTTTGAAGGCTTTGACGATAAGAGAGTTTTCTGTGAATGAATACTTATTGTATCCAGGTTTCTTGCCAAGAGCGTTATACGGAGCAGCAATATCAATAGCCAAACCGAATGCATGAGTAGACAGAGAATGTCCACCACGCATGTTACGAATATTCCATGAACCTGAGAATACGTGTAGTTGTTGCGCTTTGATCTTATCGTAATCTCTGCCGTTCTCGTCCCATACGTATGTTAGAACACGAACAAGAGAGTCAGCGCAAATCTTATTCATCCAGCACTTGGTGATCTTAATATCATCCATCCACATAGTATATGGTAGATTAACAGAAACCATATTCTTTTTAAATGTTCCGCCATAGTCTGGTGTGCCGAACTTCTTACGTAGTTCTGTTTGTAGAGGCCAGACATTCTTTTTTAACTTAGATACAGTAGGAACTTGCGACTCTTTAACTGTATTT